TATTTATTATTACAAAGCAATTGCCATAGCAATAGCAAAACCAGCTCCTGCTTTATTATCTATTTGAGTTTGAATAGCTGAACTTACACCATTCAAATAACCAAATTCTGTATTACTTACGTTTGCATCAATTTGTGTTGCAGACAAATTAGTTAACGCACTACCATCAACTGCAGGTAGTTTTGCAGATCCATCTAATTGTACTACATTATTAGCTGAAGTTCCAACATTTAATGTAGAAGCAGTACCTAATCCAGAAATCTTAGTATTAGCAATAGAATTAACTGCAATATTAATTGTTCCAGAAGAAGTTACTGGTGAATTAGTTACTGTAAATTCTGAAGCTCCAGCATCAGCTAAACCTACAGAAGTTACTGTTCCACCTGAACTTGGATATACTTGTGTATAAGTAATACTACTAGAACCAAGTGTAGCACTTGTGTCTGTAGTACATAACCATAATGTATCTTGTTGAGATGAACCTTCAGAAACTAAAATTAATTGTCCAGCTAATTCTGATATTGTATCAAACTCAGGATCTCTTGAAGCAGCTCCTGAAGCTACAACAATATATAAACCATTTTGAGATGCTGTAGATTGATTTTTTAATAATACTCTATTTCCTGTAGCTAAAGTAACACCATCAATTGTATCTCCGTTTTCTAAACCAGATGCAATTGTAACGTTAGTTGTAGAAGCAACTCTAGCAACAACTCTTGTTCTAAGTCCAGCAACTAAAGTATCAACATAATTTTTAGTAGCAGCTTCAGAAGAAGATGAAGGATCACCTAATCCTGTAATTGTACCGCCAGTTACTGCAACGTTATTTGCATTTTGAGTTGCAATAGTTCCTAATCCTAAATTAGTTCTTGCAGTTGAAGCTGATGTTAAATCAGATAAATTATTTGCTTTAACAAGTTTAGCATCTAATTGAGTTTGAACAGCAGAAGTTACTCCACTTAAATATCCTAGTTCTGTATCAGTAGTTGCTGATACTGCAATTTTTTGTGATGAGTTAGATATAACTGCTCTTGATGCAGTTAAAGATTCTGTATCAATTGTAGTTGCAGAACCTGTAATGGTTGGTTGTTTGGCATCTAACTGAGTTTGAATAGCACTTGTTACACCAGATACATAACCAAGTTCTGTAGATGTAACTGAAGATACAGCAACTTTACCAGAAGCATTAGAAGTTAAAGCTCTACTTGCTGTTAAATCTGATGATGTAATAGTGGTTGCACCACCTGTGATTGTAGCTTGTTTAGAATCTATTTGAGTTTGTACTGCACTTGTTACTCCGTTTAAATAACCAAGTTCAGTATTATCAACTGTGCCAGCACCAATATTAATAGCTGGTATTCCTGTTGGGAATGTAATTGTCTTTCCAGATAAATCTAAAGTTGAAGCTAGTTTTGCAGCTGTAACATTTGTATCTGCAATCTTTGCAGTTGTAACAGAACCATCTGCAATATTTGTAGAACCAATAACTGAATCTGGAATTGATGAATTTGTTTTAGATAAAGCACCTACATAGATAGTTAAAGATTCATTTGATAATGAACCACTATCCCAAGTTACCGTTACAGTTGTATTAGTTGAAAATGTTGATGCACTAATTGATCCATAGATAGTTCCAGTAGAAGAACCTACGGCTTTTATTCTACGACCAACATGATAAAAACTTGTAACATCTTCACTTGCTACAGTAAAAGAAGTTGATGAAGCATAAGCAATTGTAAATGCACTATCGCCATCACCATAAATAACCCATTGAGAATCGTTATACCATTCTCTAATGTCAGCAGTCATTGCTCTGAAAGCATTATTAATATTTGAAGGTAACATACCTTCAGCAATACTTATACCGCCTACTGATGTATTTCCGCCTGCTGTTGAACTGTAATCTTTTATTCCTGCCATATTAGTCTCCTAAGAACCATGAGAAAACTTTATCGTTTTCTGTATTGAATTTATTTATATATGTATTTACCGCTTCTTCAACCTGTCTTTGAAAATATTCTTGCGTTTCAAAAGAATATCTAACATTATCTATATCTTTTTCAATAACATCTATTGTCATTATCTATATCCTGCTCTACTTGCAACAAAATCTACACCTTGTGCATGATGCCAATCTGTTCCAGAAGCTATTTTAATATTAGCTCTAACGTATCTTCCTGATTTTCTTACAGGATTTAAACCACTACTTGTCATTGTTGAGCTTGAAGATTCAACTTCACTATCAGCAAGACGTTCTCTTGTCTTGATTGTAACAGTTGCTTCAGCATCTACAATGGGTCTTATACCAGTTATGTTTGCTCTGTTACCTGGAAATATTTCAAGTTCAGATGTTTCTATTTCAGCTTCTAATTGATTGCCAGAAAAAATAGCAGCTTTATAATCTGAGTTTATAGCACCTAAATATAATTGTCCACCAGACCAAAAGTCAGTATCTAATGCAATATTAATATCTTCTAAGTTTTGAGATATAATATCCATTAATTCAACAGTATATGCTCCAACGAATTGAGAAAATATTTGGCTAGCATTAGCTTCTGCTATAGACCATTTTTGAGTTGCATAATTATAAATTAAAATCCTATCACAAATACCAGTTGTGTTATTTGTATTGTTAGCTGAAGGATATAACCATAATGCTAATTGATTAAATGGGTCAACCGCTGCAACAATTCTATCTGAAAATGCTTTGTTTAAATTATTTTCAAAAAATCTATTAACTTTTTCTGCACCAATTGCAATTACGTTATCACCATCTATTTGAAAAAATCCGTCATCAGCATAAAAGAATACTCTTCTATTATCTTGACAAACTGTTTTTCCATAAACAGCTCCTCTGTTTGGAGATATAACTGATAATCTAAATACCGTTGCACCACCTACATAGTCCATACGAATAATTTGGTTTTGTCTAAATACATAACCAACTTCGCCTGATGTTATGGCTACAACTTTACCGCCTGAACCTGGTAAGTCTTGGTAATCTGCAGACTTAGAACCTTCTGTCCAAGTTGAAATATCATTTATTCCAGACCATTGAATTCTATTCGTTGCTCCGGATATATTTCCTACTACTAAAAAATCTCTAATAACTCCTGATACTCTAAATAATGGTGGAGTTCCGTCTGTTGCTATACCAGATAAATCTGCAAAGTTTGTTGAACTTCCCATTAAATAATATTGAGGATTATCAACTCCATTACTTGCTATAATATAATTTCCAAATTGTGTGAATGTCCAGAAATCTGTATTGCCACCAGTTAAAGAACCTTTTCTTGATGTAAATGTTCCTGAATCTAATTGGTAAATATTAGTGTTAGTTGCAACAAAGTTATAAACAGTATTAGTATTATCTCTGAATGACCCAGCACCCCTAGCATTTGATGAAATCGTATTTGAGCTGTAAGCAACCAAACTTTTAAATGGTTTGTAACCTTGTAAAGCATAATAAACATTCTTAGCAACGTTTGCACCTGGATTCAAGTGTTCTGGTTGATCTGGTAACCATTCACCAAAAGGTACTTGCATAGCGATTATTCAGTTATTGTTGTAACGTATCTTCTTGTAAATGGAGAAGCCACAGTAACATCTGATCTAATTTGTAATGGAGATCCAGAAAAAGAATCTTCTCTATCATTTAATTCAATTCTTTCAAGAGCTGTTTGATACATTTGCGACCATTGTTGAACTTGGTTTGGATCAAATCCACCTAAGAAATTAGCAGCATGAAATAAACTACCATATAAATATACAGCAGGGTGATCTGTTAAAATATAATTTGTTGAATTTGTAGAAGATAAAGCGTCAAACTTTTTATAATAATTTAATACACCAGAATAAGTATTATCTGGTCTTGGTGCAAATCTAAATGTTGAACCTAATATTGTATATGAACTTGGTACTCCAGTTGTTGAAGATGCTTTAACCGCATCCATTTGTGCTGGAGAAATAAAAGTCATTGGAAACTTTTGACCATTACTTAAAATATAAAAATCTCTTACTTGTAAAAATCCTGTTGGAACAGTTTCAGTTTCTGCATTAATTGTAATTGTAGTTTGGTCATGCATCTGACGTATTCTTAATTTAGCATTTAAGTCTGCTTCAGTAAGAACAATAAA